TGGCTACCATACTCGGACGCGCCAAGAGGTGCATGTCGAAAGACATGTTTACCTGCGCCGGCATGTCGCCCCTTTGGGCTGCCGGGCAGGGAGGATGACGGTGACGCCCTAGAAGTGGACGCCAGCCCCCTACATCCTCAGAGGGTACAGCACTCGGACGGTCTGCCACAATCCCCGCGCACCCAACGCTGCCGCGTCCGAGTATGGTAGCCAACCGTTTATGACAGACCCGAGTTTAACGTCCCCGAAAGCCGCGATGCGCTCGGCTCCGGGTTCACAGAGGTGGCCAGCGGCCCTCAGTAGCTCCCCGATCTGGTTATTATCTAGAGAGTGTTGGAGCAAAACTATAATGGGATAGTGGACTAGCAACCCCCTCTGTACGGGCTTGTCTAGCTCAGTGTCAAGAGAGACTACCCCCGACTTAGTGAACATGCGCTTCACCCCGAGGGCAACGGCCCTGGGGGTGTCGTCACCGTCATCGGGCCCTGGTTCGTTTAGCACACCTGCAAGGTCGCCGTACGTCGACCTCAGGGCTGCGAGCCAGGGTTTATACCCGACTAGGAACATGGCATGCTCTTCTAAATCAGCTCTGCCGCGTGCAAAGTAGTCTGACGTGGCATGCCTAGCAAGCTTCCGCCAAGGGATGCTGTCAACATGATGCTCCCGGGCGAGGTCTAGCTCCAATACTTCCCGGTTATAGTAGTGGCCATCGGCCCGGTACACCGGCCCAGCCCCCACTGCAACCTGGCCTGAAAGCACTTCTCCTAAAATACTCAAGGGCAAGCTGGTCCGCGCGTATGCTGAGCGGAGCAACAACTTATAGCAGTCCATGTTTCCCGACCGGTTGATGAGGCTCCTGGCCTGTTGCACAGCATTATGCAGCGAGGCTATGGCACCCAAGCGCTCATCCGAAGTCCAGCTCCCTGATACCGTAGACGCAACGCTCCTCGCCAAGTAGCCGCGCGCCGCCCTACGAGTCCCGGCCATGCGCAAGAACTCAAAGCCGGCCCGGCCCACAGACTGCTTCTTAGCCTGTAGATGAAAACCAGCCGCGGTCATAGCCTGAATAATCTCATACCCACTCCGTTCGTCACGCGCGAAGATGAGCACGTCGTCACCGACATGGAATGACTGAAGTTTAGCGTAGCCGTCCTCCCCCAATACGACCCTCAGGTAGGCCGCGTTTAGAACCGAATTGATGAAACTCGTCCCTCTATGGCCGGACATGAGCGAGCGTCTGCATCTGCCCACCAATGCACCGCTGTGATAGATGTACATCCTGTCGAAGGAGGCTATCATCGTCTCCTTCTCTGCCGCTGAGATGCCCGGACAACGCTCCAGCAGGCACCGTATTACTGTCTGTTGTGCGCCGAGCGTGTGCTGGGAGTTGAAATCAGCGTAGTCAAGCATAACAGCCACAGGCAGTGACCGGGGCCACGCCGTCCGTATACGCTTGAACATGCCGTAGTTGCCTCCCGCACCGGGGTCGACGATGACCCTGCGGCCGGCCCATTTGCGCTCGGCAGGGCGTAGCACTCGGCTGAAGATGGCGTAACTGATTGTATTGCAAGAGTATATAGCCCTAATCTTCCCGTGCTCCAACTTCGGGATGACCGAGACCTTTACCTCACCATCCCAGGAATGCAGGGGGTTCCCCTCGACATACTCCATCGCCATCCGTCTGGTCATTTTCCGGCCCCCCGGCCCGCAACTGGGTACGCAGGAGAAACCACCACACTGGTTCACGCTCGCAGCGTGAGCCCCCGCCACGCACCACTCGAAACGTCTATCCCAGTGGCGGTCGAGGTCGTCAATGATAAGGTTGTCTGTCCCCAACTCCTCAGCCAGGACAGCCCTGACTGCGGTTTCCAGCTTCACCGGGTCCACCTCAACCTCCATATCAGGTTTAGGCCGGCACCTCCGTGCTGCATCCTCCTTTAAGTCCAGCTCGCCTGCACCACGTCCCAGTAGACAGTGCAGCTCGCAGAAATGGGCCCACTCGAAGGAGGTGTTCGACCCTGTGGCCTTGAGAACATCTGACAGCCCCTGCAAAGGTGTCCCCCCCGCCGCCAAGCCCAGCACTAAGATCAGCAACAAGGTTGCACCCGCGCGGCCATGGCACAGGCTAAAGGCATGTAGAACGGCACCGCACACCTGGTCCTCGTACAGTGTGCCGGCGGGAACAGTGTCTAAGATGGACAGGCTCAAAGAGCACCCGGTGGGGTCGTAGGCCGCCAGGTCCATCAATAGCGAGTCCAGGAAGACGTTGACCTTACTCGTAGCCTGAGACATCTGTTTCCTAGGAAACCGGGCCTGCAGGCGGCTACGCAGTCTGAGCCCCGCTTCCCTCTTCACCAACGTCAGAGCGATCTCCGGCAGTGATATAGACCGCATCAGCCCCTCTGCCTGTCTTCTCGATACTTTCATGGACCAGCCTGAGCCCCCTAATACTCCGCAGCTGCCTCCTTTGTCGTCTAGGCCGCGCGCCCATGGGCGGCCCGACGTTACGCCCGAAGATACGGGGCTAGGCCTAGCCCGCTCCTCCAGGCGGCGTTCTAATACGGCTGGGCCGGCGGACGCTCCGACCAGTCTCTGGGTTGCAACCCGCCCCAGGGCGCCGGCCACCTCGCTGACCGAGAAATCGCGTAGCCATGTCAACAGGGAGTTCACGCCTCCCCGTACAGATGTGGCTAGCCTGGAGGCCACCCTGGAGATGCCGGGGGCCACGTAGCTACCCCCGCCACCGCGGCGCGCCCTCATACGTGGGGAGGGCCCATCCACACGGACATGCGCCTCGGTGTCCTGTTCCTCCCCCAACAGACCCGCTTCGAACAGCTCCCGCCCGCTGGCCAGCAGACCAGATACGCTCGCAGCAGGTGGAACCGCTCGGCTGGCCAGTACGCGTCGCGTCCCCTCGTGGATCGCAGCGTCAGCCTCCGACAAGTAGCGACACAATGCCCCCAGGGCAGGCTTCCCATCCCTGCCGTGACTGTCCACGTGTAGCGCGTACGAGCTGGCTAGGCTATCTACGCCGCGGCCTTTAGAACTCCCTAGCCAACGGTTACCCTGTGCCCGGGGGAGCACAGAGTAGCGCCTGCGCGGCAGCATTGCGATACAACGTCTCCATTCAGGGGGCAACATACGCCCTGCAGCCTCCCCGACCCCAAGTAGTATAGGCCACACCCACGCTGCCGGCTGCGGCAAATGGATGGGGGTAGGGTTGGAAAGTATGTTGTAGCAGACACAGGCTTCCAGCCTATCCTCCGCGCCCCCGCCGCACGCAGATATGATGGCCCCATAGCGTTCCGACTCTGGCAGCCTGCTGAGCGCGCTTGCTTCGGCGATGAAGCCTACTAGCAGGCGAGTGAGCCCGCACGAGTCAGCCGCCTCCCGCAGCGCCCCTCGGGAAGCGGCTCCTCCCACGCGCTTCATGGCGCCTGGGGGGCGGTGCCAGTGGCAGCGCCCCCGTCTTGTCCTCCGCAGAAGTCTGCCGTGCTATCGTCGCCGGGACGTGCCGGCGGTGTGGCCGTAGGCCCCATAGGAGCAGGCCCCCCCGAGACTGCCTGCGGGTGGGGCAGACGGGGCCCCGTATGAGTGCCGGCTGCAAGTGTCGGTGCTAGGCGCTTTGCGTGGACCGCTCGGACTGTGCCGACATCTACGCTAGCGGTAGGTGGACCTCCCCCTGTCGGGCGCTCTGCATCGCCGGGGGCAGTGTCCATAGGTGCACTAGTGAGCCCCCCGCGGGACACCGTGACTGTGCCCGTCCCGCCACCTCCCCCAGGCAAGAAGTAGGCGGGCAGGCGTTCGATACGGGCTTCTCCGACGGTGGGCCGCGACTGCATGTCCGCAGCCACCTCAGCCAAAGCCCGGTGCATGGCCCGGGCGCCAGCAGTCCTATACCCAATTTCCTGACGCGTCTCGGTATTGGATTTTCCCACCCGTAGCCCCTGAGGTGCCGACACGACTAAGTCCAAGACTGCCTCTCGGATTTCGTTTGGACTGGGCATCGCCTTTAACCAGTGGTCCTTGTCAAGATCGAAGTGCTTAATTTCTACCCCAATAGTCTCGCCCGTGTTCAAGAATTCGGCCGGGTGGGGCAGGGGGTTTTGGCCACGCACCCATAGGTAGTCGCTGATGGGGGCCTGCTCGGAAAAGACAGCCGTAGGCCCCTCCTTTGCTGCCCGACCCCCCAGATTCAGAAAATCCTCTGGGTATGCTACCCGTAGCCGCACCTGTGCCAGACCATCTTCCCTGTGCCCGTTTAGGGCCCACAGCCAGGGACATTTTCTCGCTCCCTGGAAGCCCAACAGGTAGTACCGATGGGTAAAGCTGGAATCGGGGTCCTCCAAGATTTGGGGGAACATCCTAATACGACGCGACTCTCCGGGCCCGCCCATCGAGGCCCACCCGTCGGTCTCGCAGGCCGTCCTACGCCAGCTGTGGGGCAGAATAGATGTTGGCTCAATCCAGAAGAACGGGGCTATGCTTTCACCCTTAATTAGGTGTCTGTTGTGGCAATCGTCTAGCACCGACCCCAAAGCGTCCCAAGGCCATTGGCGACAGGCCTGTTCCCGCTCTCCCGTAGGTGAGAACCCCCAAAACGAAGCGATGGCTGGTAGGTATAGAGCCCCGAACTCGAAGAAGGAGTGCTCCAACGCTTGGCGTAATATCTCGACGTGCTGGGTCCGCGCCGACACAACGTCTTTTGCATGCGTCGAAGCATCCAGGAAGGGGGTTTCAAAGTCTTCCATACGTTTCTGGTGCTGATATTCCGGCGCCAGGCGCCCGTATGCCACACTAGGGCAGCTAGTGCCCAGCCCAGTGTAGACTAACGGGGCGCAGTGGGCGACAGCAGCTGCTGTCTGTAGTAAGTACGCGTCAACTAGCCGAGCTAGGTGCCTGTACTCAGCCCCTTTCGCCAGAGTAGGCATACCGGGGTGGAAACCACACCCAGCGGGCAACCCGCCAAAAGGGATCGCGAAACGTCTCTCGCGTAAGATATCTCGCATAAGTCCGCCTTCATCACTGTGAGCGACCACAGTTGACACACTGTGGATGCCCTTCGTGAATGCATAGGCGAAGACTTCTCCGCCCCCTGCTCGGTCGTATAGCTCGCCCAGGATACGCAGGGCGTCCAGGACGTCCCGCCAAAGATGGTATCCGGCGGCAGAATAGAACCTTGGGGTGTCTGGGCCAGCCATAATCACCCGGTCCGTGGCTACAGTAGCCCCGCAGGCTGAACATGCAGCCACTAGCGCCCAATACGCTCCTGAGCCACCACGGCCACAGACATTTTGGCTTATGAAGACGTTATTCTGGCTCAAGGCTGCAGAGTCCTCCAGGTTAGTTATTGGGACCAAGGAGATTGAACTTGTGTCCACGAAGTGGCTAGTAGCAGCGTGTGGTATCCAGGTCAGTGCAGACAACCAGGCAGCCAGCATGGCGACGGGCCCCGTGAAATCGAAGCATTCCCAGTTCGGCCGCGCTGTGTGGCGGGGCTCAACCCGCAACAATCGCTCCTGGTAATCCGCAGGCATGAAGAGGGCTAACGTTGGAAACGGGTAGCCCCCTAAAATGCTTTTAGTCACCTTCTTACCTATCGTCAGCTCGCGGTCCTTCCGCTCGCCCGTAGCGTCAAAACGGCAGCCGACCTCGTAGCGGATGAGCTTATCGTTCCGCTTCACCTTACCCCACGCGTGCCAGCTCAATTCTAGCATGCCTTGATATACGCGGCATTCTCCTGTCTTCGGTGGTGAGGTGAACCGGTTGCTACATATTGAGGTTACCTCCTGCGCCGGGGCGCTAAGACCGCTCAATCTCTCAGCCATTTTGGGAAGTCGCAAGACGATCGATAAGACGTGAAAGTGGTATAGTAGCCAAGTGCTTCCGGCTAAAGACCCTTCAACCCAACCTATGCCGCCCCGCCAACGGCACAGAGGTCACACGTTACGGTCCAGGTCACCTCGGACTACTACACGCAGGAAAGGAGACTACAGACAGACCGTGGTGTCAATGCCTGGCCCCGGACCGGGTGCGGCCACCCAACAAGGAGTGGCAGGCCCCGAGAACCCCGCACTGCCGCGGGTCCAGGCTAGCCGGACGCGCTGGACAGTCAGCTGCTGTCGCCCACTGTGCCCCGTTAGTCTACACTGGGCTGGGCACTAGCCGCCCTAGTGTGGCATACGGGCGCCTGGCGCCGGAACATCAGCACCAGAAACG